GTCTTTTGCAAGACCATCATCGGGGCATTCCACCTTTAAAAAAACTTCGTCTATCTTAGAGACACGAACTGTATTAGACATAGGGTTGACCGTTAAACCACACAACTAGTGATTTTCTTGTACCTCTCAAAACTGGTGTCACTTGATGATAAACAAACGAAGGGAATATTACTACACTTCCTTTTGCCTTTGCAGAAAATGGAACGGTTCTTATAGATTGATTCAAATCAATAGTAGCATTCTCTTGTGTTATTTTATCTAATTGTCTATGTGGTTCTAACCATTGAAAATGACCACCCTCATAATCATCGGGGTCTGATAACTGTATGGTCATACTTAATTTTCTTATAACTCCATTTGGTAATGGTTCAGGCCCTGCATCAGTATGCCATGTATAGAAATCCCCTTTCTTCTTATTAGGTTGTGCATCGTAAACTGTATACTGAGGTGGTTCATTCTCCGTAATTGAATCAGACCATCCACTTTCACTACATGCAAGATATAATGCCTCATACATTTTATCTATAAGTTCTTGTGGAATTTCATGTCCACCAAACCATTTTACCCTTGAACTTCTAATGTCCTCATTGAAATCTCCTTTTAGTCCACCATCTGAATCGGGGTCTGTTTGTCCCATTCCAATCTCTGCATCCATAAAATCGACTCTATCTGCAACTTTATGGAAAAGTTCTACTTCCCTATCATTAAAAAAGGACGGTGCATTCCAAATATAATTGTGTAGTATCATCTAACTTCCTGCCATGAACTTTCTCCAATCAATCGTATTACGAATTGTTTGGTGTCTCCAAGTAATGTTTTGCATACACTCTTTGAGAAAGTCTATTGTTATTTTTAAGTAATCTTGTTTTGCCTTCATTTCCATAAGGTCTTTATCTGAATTGTAAAAGTAATGCATGTCTGCTTTCATGACATTGACACCATCAAGTGGGTCATGTTCCCATCCCAATTCATTAATTCTATCCATGTCCATTTTACCGTTATACCACAACCACTTATCTTTAAGTAGTTCGTTATATTTAAATTCGTATTGTTTTGCTAGTAAAAGTTTACTGGTTAGTAAGTCTTGATATTTTGCATGTAGTTTAGGGACTTCGAGGGATGCATTATCTAGTTCGATATCATCTATCTCACAATCCTCTTTCCACATGGTTTTTAATTCATCTAAGTTCATACTGTATATTATACCACAAAAAGTGGGTTTTATGAAGTGGTTTCTATATCGTAATAAGTAAATCTAAATGTTGCTGTACACACTACTGGTTCAGTTTCAGAACCCGACTCCAATTCCATTCCACTAATTCCTGTAGGGAAACAGTCATAGAATCTTAAGAATCTATTTGGAATGTTCTTATTAGTGTTCATTACAAGTGTAATCATTGAATACTGATTTAAGTCATTGTTGATTGCTGACAACTCTCCAGTTGCAGTAGTGGTTGATGCAACATAGTTTTTAAAGTCTGAAGGGTCTTTAATTGGAATGATTGCATTCATCCAATCGTACACCTCTTTAAAGTTTTCTAAATCTTCATCAACAAGGAACTGTACTTCTAAGTTATCAAAAGAAACTTTGTCGCCTGGAAAAAATGCATCTACTCCAACACCTGCACCAGTTTCCACTTCTGTAAACTGTAAGCCAGGGATATTAACCGACCTAACATAGTATTCCACTGTAGGAATCTTGTCTATAATAAGTCTGAAATTATTCTTATTAAGAATAGATGTATTGATATTAGTTGCCAAGTTTCATTACTCTCTTGTTTGTTGAAGTATCTTGATAATCATTTTCTCTATACTCTCTAGTGACGACCTCTTCACATAGGTATCCGTCTTGTTCGTATAGTGTAGTGATTCGTCTACTGATAATTCCTTTAGTTGTTTCTTCACCGTTTGGAAATGCTTTATCTGCCCAAGGGCCTTCTAAAACTTTCACTGTTCTTTCATAATCTGTCATTTAATTCTCCGTTATACAGTTATTTATGTTTTTTTCATCACCGTTTTTGGTGAAATAGAATCTTTCTCAAATTCCTCTCTCCAAACTTTCATGTCACCATTTTTAACAAGTTGTATGAGTTGTTTGGATTTATCATAATCATACTCACCTGTTTTGTATTTTATCAATACTCCACACTCAAAGGTTCTGCAAGTGTATGGTCGTTTATCGTATACTCTGCATATGCCATTTGATGTTAGGTTTGTGCAACCACCCCTATCAAAAGTCACACTATGTGTAAATTCTTGACCTTCATATAAGGTAATATCCTTTACATCGAATAGTTCGTATTCTTTATCAAAGAGGTGGATTGTCTCATTCGGTTGTGAACAACACAAATTGCACGATAGACAAATATTATTTTTCGATGACGAACTCATTCAATTGTCTTGCAACTCTAATGACTTCTTCACCAGTGATTTCTCTTAATGGTAAAGGTTTCTTATCATTTGGGAATGAATCGTTATGTGCGTAGATAGCATCAACTTCCCTCTGATAATTAGAAGTCAATAGTCCTTCTGCTTGTGATAATAGGTCGGCTCTAATTTCGAACCCCGATTTATTTGAATTACTCATATTTTTCTCCTGTGTGTATGTGTAATGTACATCATTGTACCTTGTATTTAGGTTGACAATGCCCTCTACTTTTTGGTATACTAGTAAAGTAGGAAATCGAGACGGAAGTAAGATGGTTGTGAGAGGTTGTTCCGTATAGAAAAGGTGTTCCACACTGTTAAAGTCAATTAAGACGTGGCATATAATCGTGAGGTGTGGATAGAATCCGAACAGAGAAACACTTGAAATTTTTGACGAATTGGGATTGTGTGGTAAACGAATTTCTTTATGGTCACTACCTATTGACCTAGATAAAATTGAGGTAAGGCCTCACTAGAAGGACACGGTGTAAAGAATAGGGTATTCCCTAGACATTGAACGATTGAAGTCACTAAACAAAAAAAAAGGTCTCGTAAGAGACCTTTTTAGTATTACCCGAAGGTAATGAGACTTTCGTCTTACAGAATGTTTGACACTGCAAATTTTCTGTAGTACTGGTTAGTACCTGCTGATGCAAGTCCGTCTGCTGGTGTAGCACCGACAAATGGATTTGAAACCATACCATATCTAGTTTTGAAACCGATTTTTGGTTGGAATGTGTTCTCACCTACTGCACGAACCATTTGTAATGGAACGTATGGGCAATAGAAAAGACCAGCATCATAAGGGTTAGTACCTCTATAACCTACTGTTAAGTAGTCAACACCTGCATAAGGGTCAACATATACTTTAACTCTTCCGTTTAATAAACCAGCAAAAGTATTACCAGTGTCATCAACGTTTAGGTTAGTTGAAAGAGCAGGAGCGTAATCTAATACACCCGCCATTGACAATGCACTTGCTACGTCTGAAGAACATAGAATAAAGTTTCCTTTACCTCTTCTTGTTTCTTTAGCAATTGTGTTTGATTCTCTTTCGATTTGGAATAATAAACCTTTGAATTTCTCAACAGACCATCTTCCGTTTGCATCAACGTCTAAGTTGAATGTTCCAGCAGAAGCAGTTGCTGATGCACCTGTTTTTGCTTGTACATTTACTGTTCTAACAACTTCTCTGTTAATCTCTGCAAGAATTTCTGATGAAAGAATATTCGCAAGTTCTGACTCAGCGTCAAGACCGTGGATTGCTTTGAGGTCTTGTGCAAGTTCTAATGTGTATTCTGCTTTTAATGCTCTTGATTTTGCAGTCACAGTTGCTTTCTCTATTGAGAATGCCATCTGAGCAAAACCGTTTGATGCTTCAACATCACCTAATGCTTCTGCAGATGCAGTTGACATACCTGAACCAGTATGTGTTGCATAGTCAGAGTTAAAAGGGTCTGAGTTAGCCGTAGCTTGTAAACCGTCAGTCACTGTTTGGTTTTCTGAAGAATAACGTGATTCAACTTCGTTGATTCCCATTGCTTCAGTTTTATTTACCACAGATACTGATGGATAGTCGTTATACCTTGCTTTCATTGCAAAGATAAGTCCTGTCGGGCCAGTCATAGGTTGAACGCCACAAATGTCGTATGCAACGAGATTTGGCATAGCTCTTCTAACTAGGGATATTAAAATCGGGTCCCAGTTTGAAATTGAACTACCAGTAGCATTTAAAGGTGCTGCTTCCGCCAATTGAGCTCTGTCTTCGTTTAGAGCATTCTCTTGGTTTTCAAGGATAACAGCAGTAACAGCACGTTTGTAGTTGTCTTCGATTTTAGGTAAATCGGAGTGTTCTAGAATCGGTTGCCACTTTTCTTGTAAGTTTTCTGATAAAAACATTTTTTTTCCTTTATTAAGTAAGTCTTAACCTAATGGTTTTAACTTACTGATTGCTTGTGTATACTTTGCCATTGTAGGGTCAGTCTGAACTTCTGTAGATTGCTCTACTTTAAATTCTTCAGAACCTTCAACAACTAAAGTTTCTTCAACTACACTTTCACCTTCTGCAGGAAAGTAAGCTTCTTTGATTTCAGAAATCTTCTCAGCGAAGTCTTCTGCATCTTTAAAGTCTACTCCTTCAGCAAGTGAAGATAGTTTCTCTTTTTGTGTTTCAGTCAAATCTTTCGATGCTTCTGAAACTACGTTATCTCTTTTGAGGGTGTCTAACTCTTCAGTGATGTCCATATTTCTATTTACTTCACTGTCAAGTTTTTGTTCCATCTCGTCAAGACGATTTGCAAGTTCATCGATAACATCATACTTATCTTCAGGAACGTCAACATAATGTTCTACGAACAATGTTTTCAAACCTTCGATAAAGTTTTCTGTCATTTCTGACCTTAAACCACGTTCTATAGCAAGTTCGTTTTCTTTCGTCCACTCTTCTGCACAATACGTTAAGTACTTATCAACTGCTTCCGATAGGTCACCTTTGACAGTCTCAACTGTGGTTTTTAATTCTGCTTCATACTGCGATTTCAATTCTTCAGATACTTCTTGTACCTTACTTGAAACTGCTGCTTTGAAGATTGTTTTTGCCTTTTCTGCATTTTCTTCAGAAAGGTCTAATGCTTCTGAAATTGCTGATAGGTCGTCATCTATTTCAATTTCAACAAGAGAAGATTCTAATTCAGATGAAATTTCTTCAGAAACAGATTTCTCTTCTTCTTGTTCACCTTCTTCGTCTTCTTTCTTCTTGTTTGCGTTCAGTTTACCATAAGTTTCTGCAACTTCTTCTTCAGTCATAGACTTCAAAGACTCTACTACTTTTCTAGCAACTTCTGCTTTTGTCAAACTTTCGTCAACTTCTTCTTCAGATATTGTTCCCAATACTGATTGGATGTCTTCCTTAGTCATTTCCTTCATATTGTTGACGATAGCTTTGATAGATTCCATTTTAGAAGCTTTTAATTCGTCTTTTTTAGACTCTTTTTCATCTTCCTTAATTGAATCTGCTTTTTCAGCTTTACCAGCATTTTTCTTCTGAGCATCACCTTCGTTAGACGGTGCTGTTTCAGCTTTCTTTACTGATGCAACTGATTTGTCAACAGGATTTTCTTCGGGTTTGACGACTTCAACTTTACCACTTCCAATTTCTGCGGCATCAGATGAACCTTGTTTGACTGGTTTTGAATCTCCTTTCTCAGCACCGTCATGAGGTTGTTTTACCTCTTCGATACTTTCTAGGTTGTTTTCTAAATCTGCCATTTTTTTCTCCTGTTATTAGTTTCTAATGAACTACTTAATTTATTTATATGTTATAGACTCTCAACGAACCTTTTCCATAGATTTAACTTGGTTTCTTCCAAATTGTTTAATTTTGCAGTTTTTAACTCGTTTTGCATCTGCTCAACTTGAACTGCAGTAAGTATACCATTCTGATATACCCATTCGACTCCTTCCATTATTCCTTCAACGAATGCTTCAGGTGCAGACGGGTCTGCAACGATATCACCTGCTGTTGCAAGTTGGAAGTCCCCTTTTACCATTTGTGCGCCACCTTTCTGCTCTAGTGAACCTAGACCTCTAGATGATACACCTAGTTTTGCACCATCATTGATAAGTGCTTTAACTATTTCTCCATTAGGAGTACTTAATATTTTTGCTTTACCCACGTAATTTTTACCTTCGAGTGTAAGTGATTCTATTAAGTGGGAAACTTTGTCTAAGTTGATTGTTGGCCCTTCAGGATGTCCTAACTCTCCAAAAGCTCTTTGTTTTTCTACGAACTCCTTTGTATATCGTTCAACTTCTTTCTGCATTACTTCCATAGGATAGATTCTACCATTCCTATTTTTTATGTCTGCTTGCATAAAGACCCCTTCTATGAAGTAGTCTTTACCTTTACCATCTTTTGATTCGGTAATGATTGGAGATATTGTCTCGTTAAATTCAGCTATTAATTTCATTTATAATGTCCTCTAATTTTACTTCTTGCATATCGGATGATGACATAATAGATTTTATCTGTTTCATCTCCTTCTCTGCACTTTTTAAGTCTTTGTAAGGTTTCTCACTGAATAAATTACCATCAATATACACATTAACCTTACCTTTGTTATCAGTGTATATTATTTCTACTTTTGATGAACCAACTTTGGTTGCATCTCTCTTCAATTCTTTCTCCCCACGAGGAAGTTTAAACTTTGCCTCGTTTAGTTCGATTTGCATTGAAGAAAAACTTTTCATTACATCCCTTGTGTTTCTGCTGACTGATTCATCCAATCAACCTGTAGTTCTACTCTTTTCATGTCCACGGTCTCTGCAGCTTTCTGTTTGATACCTTGGTCTATTAGTTCTTTTGCATCCGAAAGATTACCAGTTTCTATGGTATCTACTATCTGTTTTGCTATTTCACTACTCATTATTTATATCTCCTAATATGATGAAAAACCGTCATCGTCTTGGTCTGGCATTGTTTCTTTTTCAGTCTTCATTTGCTGGTCAAGAAGTTCAATGTCCTCTTCAGTTTGTCTAAGTATATACTTTCTTACATATTCATGTGAGAAGTATTGACCGACATACTCTGATGCACTTTGTAATGCATCTAATCTTTCTTTAAAAATCTCTTGTTCTTTTAGTTCTGTAAAGTGATTATCTGCAGTAAAGTCGTATTGGATAAAGTCTTTAAACTTATCAAATTCTTCTTGACTTACAATCTCTTTAAGAATAACTTGAGTTCTTAAAATGTCTGTAAATGTTCTAGCAAACTTCTTCTGAAGTCTGTTAGTGAACTTATTAAACTTAAGTTCGTCTCTACTAATCTCTGAAGAACGACCCATGTTAAACCCATTGTCGGCCTCCATTCTTGACGAAGGAACATTCAGTGATTGATATAGTTTCTTCTTAAAGTATTCTATATCATCTATTTCTGAAAGGTTCTGTCCGCCTGGCAGTGTAGTAATCTCTGTTCCTCTACCACCCTCTCTTCTCGGCAACCAAAAGTCTTCTAACATACTCATATGTTTTCTATCGTCTTTTATCTCACCAGTATCTGCATTGTAAATAAGTTTATTTCTATACTTATTCATAGTCTCTGCAAGGTACTGTTCTGCCTTTGCTTTTGGAAGGTTTCCTACATCAATGTAGAAAATTCTTCTTTCGGGAGCTCTTGATAATCTATAAATTACAAGTGCATCTTCCATCATTGATAACTGATTTGAAGTTTTCAATGCTTTATGCAGATACCCGATAACTGCATTTTTATTATAGTCTAAAAGACCCGAAGTAGTATAACATACTGCCTCAGGTGCAATTTTAAGTGTAGAACCTTCTACAGCACTACTCTTATCGAATCCTTTATCATTGAAAACATAAAATTCTTCAATAGACTTGATTCTTTTAATTCCGTCTTTGCCCTTCTCTTCTTCTACATTTCTGACTTTCTTAATCTTAAGAGGGTCTACATTTCGTAAATCTACAAGACCAAGTTTAGGTCTTTTAGTGTCAACGACTTTATGGAAGTATATTCTTCCATCTACGTACCATTTTCTGAATAATTCATGAGAGTTCTGATTGAACTTCATTAAGGATAGGATATGACTAAATTCGTCTTGCATCTTTTTCTTGATGCTGTCTGAGAGTTTAACATCTCTTAAGTCAAGTGTCACAATCCTATCTGCACTATCCGATGTGATACACTCATTTATAATGTCTTCAATAGCAGCGTCGCATTCAGGTACTAGGGATGTTTCTCTGTATCTACGAATAAGTTCAACCTCATTCTTAATACCACCATCCATATCGACATAGGAACCATAAGCACCACCACCGACATAACCTGCCTGTTGAGCAATGACGGGTGTTCCATCATCATCTACAGGTGCAACAAATGACTGTCCTTGATTGACAGTCGTTGCTCTTAACTCGTCTTTTTTACGAGATATTTCAAATCCAAATATTTCCATACTATTATTTATAACACCTTCATGAGTGTTATTTTCACTTTAATTCTACTTAAACGACTCTTTCCCAGTGAGAATATGAGAATGTTGTTTCAAATTCTTCTAAAGCATCACCGTTTTCATAAGATAAATCGATTGTACCGATTGAATTTGGGAACATATTAAAGAACTCATATCTCGCAAGGACTGAATCATCTTTACCTAACTGTTCTACGAATGCACGAGAAATTAAGTAATCAGTTGAAGTTGCACCATCAGAAGTTCCAAATCCTTGGATTTCTTCTTGCCATGCTTCTAAAGCAGTTCTTGCAGAGAACTCATTATCGTTTATAACAGTGATACTCCAATCTTCAAAAGTTCTATCACCTGCAAGTTTAAGTACTTGACCTCTGAACGGGACTTCTACTGGAGTGATTGTAGCAGCAGGTATACTTGTTGCTTTACACAAAAACTCTATTTTATTTCCTGTCCTAGGAACAAACACTCTAAATCTGTTGGCTCTTGGGCCACCACCGATTAATTGTGCTTTAAATTGGTCTATTGTTGCCATGTTTTATTTCTCCTTAAACTGCACTATATATTTCTTCAAACTCAACACCACTTCTAGCAGCAATAAAGTTTAAAGTTATGAAGTTAATAGATTTTGCAGGTTTCACGAAGATTGAACATACAAACTCGTTTCTGTCTATAACAGTGTCTGTATTGTTTGTTTCATCACAAATAACTGAATAATCTACTAATCCTCTTCTGTTTTTAACATCTCTTAAGAATGGTTCTACTGCACTTCTAAACTGAGCACGAGTGAATGCATCATTGAACTCAAATAACTGAGCTTTAGCTGCAGTTGCAATTGCTTTCTCTAATACAATGAATAACCTTCTTACATTAATTCTATCAAAAGCACTAGGTGTTGTTAATGCAGTTTTATCTCCATATAACAATGTACCTTGGCCAGGGAATGTGACAACAGGGTTAACTCTTGCACGATATAAATCGTCTCTTGAACCTTGTTTTGGATTGAATGCAAGTTTAGTAATACCTAAGTATTGTCCTCTTGAGAAACCAGCAGGAGATATCCATGCATCTCTCAATAGGTCTGACCTTGCCATAATACCTGCAGTATGTCCGTTTGCAGGAATCCATCTATATGTGTCATGGAATCTATCGTATTGATATACCCATGTTGAATCGATAACTGCATATGAACTTGATGTTGCTGTATTTGCAGTTGTGATTACATTACTTGATTGTGTTGCTTCTGATGAAACACCAACAACATCTGCATATCTTGGTGAACATATTGCCATACAGTCCTTTCTTGTTTCACAAAGAAGGATTGCTTGGTTTGTTAATGTTGTCCAGTCTGCAAGAAGGTCTTGTTCGACACCACTTCCGTTATCAGTTCTTGTTGAACCTACTAATAATAATGAGAAGTCTATAGTTTCTGCATCACCGAAGTGAGTTGACCATGCACCATGTTTCTCACCTGCAGTAGATAATCTACCATCTGCACCACCACTTAATGATGATGAGAAAGGTGTTGATGGGCCAGTAAATGCATCACCTACTGATTGAGCAAGTGTTCTACTTTCTGATACTGTTAGGTCTGTTGCAGTGTTATGTCCACTCCAATATACCCATGATGAACCATTTGATACTACATCTTTATAGTATAATGAACCACCTTGTGCATCTTTAGCGTCTGATGCAAGTGATACAAAACCGTATGATTCTAAAACTGTTCCTGATACACCTGAAATTACACCATCTTCATCTAGAACCACAATGTGTAGTTCGTCTGCACCTGCACCTGCAAGTGTAGCACCTGAAGATGTGCCTGGTGCTTTACTGAATAATGCATAATGTTCCCAGTATCTTGATACCTGTACTCCATCTGCAACATCAACTGTTAAACCAGTTCCAGCAGGTTGACCTACTGCTTCGATTGTGACATCATTTGTAGAAATTCCAGTAATTTTGTATTCTGTATTGTGTCCTGCAAATCTGATTATGTCTCCAACGATAAACACTGCACCACTAGTCATAGTGATAACCGTTTGTCCTGTTCCTTCATTTCCGTTTACTGTAGTTACGTTATCGTTGAAATATGCGTTTGCACTAGCACATGATGATACTTTTAATGAATTACCTAATGAGCCTGGGTTTCTTGCTATCCACTGTCCTGCAGTTCCTGCTTGTCCACCACTCTTATAAGTGTTTACATAGTCATCGTTGTTTTTTAATAATGATGAGGCATGTCCAGCACCGTTTGCACTGAAAAGACCACTTGTGTTTACCCTAACGATTCTTAAAGAAGAACCATATTTAAGGAAGGATTCTGCTGTGTAGAAGTCTTCAGCTCCTGCAACTGAATTTGCTGGTGAAGAAAAATTGTCTACCAAACCCTTTGCATCTGAAACTGTTACAACTTCATCAACAGGGCCCCAATTAAATGAACCTGCAAATGCACCAGTTGTACTGGATACTGCTGGAACAACATTTGTCAAATCTATTTCTGAGATTTGAACGCCTGGTGATACTTGAAATGTCATACTCTTTTACTCCTGTTAATGTAAAAAGTGTTGTTTACTGTTTTATTTATAACAAATAAAAACCCACCAACACATCATTTTTTACGATTGAAACCACCTATCCCCTTCTTTATCTACAAATGATACTTCTTCTGCAGGGGCTGAACCAAAAACACCTGCTGGTAATAGGTCTTCTTCAATCAATTTTTGTTGTTCTGAATACAACAAGTCTTTAACTTGTGAATCCGTTAAATGATAGAAAAATTCTGTTGTCACAAACCATGCAAATAATACACAGTTCATAACCATATCGTCATGATATCCTTTTGCTGCTTCATATGAATTACCTTTATTAACAAATGTTAGTAATTCAGTTATAGTTGCACGGTCAATCAATTCTAGTCTATTTTCTTCTAATAGTTCTTTTAATGTTGAACAGCCAATCCTTTTGATTTTCCTGTTCATTGTTACACCGATATCTTCTTGTTTTGTCATCCCTTGCACAAAAACATTAGGATATTCTATATCATAGTGTAATTGGGTTGCAACTGTACCACCTTCTGCATTGTTCTCTACTATCACCAATGCTTCGTTGTATGGTTTTACATACTTACTTATCATGTCGGGAAGTAGCATAGGTGAGAGCATATTGTCTCTAAATGTTGCAACTTGTTTAAATGGTTGACTACTCACATCAAAAATACTAAATGTTGAATAATCTATTCCTCTACCCTTAGAAACATCAACTGTACATACATATGAATGCCCCTCTTTGGGTCTTTCGTATATATTTATGTTATCTCGATTCCAATCAGGGTCTACACTCCTTAGTCCTAGTAAAACATTACTGTTTATAAGGGTATTACCAGTTCCCAAGAATGAATTACCATACTCCTGTTCGAACTGAGTCTCGGATGTATTTGCAATGGTTTGTTTCTTCCACTCTTCATCTCTGCCTGGCACATCAAACCAGTTGATAAGGAAGTGTTTATATTCAGATTGTTTCTGAACTGCACTCTCATATATCTTATAGAACATATTACCAACACCATTTGCAGTAGATGTGATAATAACCTTTGACTCTTTACCCGATGTGACAACGGGATATGTTGAAGTATAAAATTCTTCTGCATTTTCTACGAACGCAAACTCATCAAGATACAAGAGGTTTATAGACAATCCACGAATAGAACTCGAAGATGTTGCAGCTGCAACAACCTTAGAATCATTTGCAAATTCTATATTACCTTTGTTAAGAATTTTGACACCTGGCTGTAAGAAAAACGGTACACTTTCTAACATGGTGACAATACGGGATATCATTTCCCTTGCAATTGCACCTTTGTTTGCAAGAACTGCTACAGTGACTTCGGGATGAAACAACAAATACCATAAGAGATATGCACAAGAAGTGATTGATTTACCACTCTGACGGGATGCAAGAACTACGTTGAAACGATTTTCATCATAGTGTTCTATCAGATTTCCTTGATACCCACGAAGTTTAAATTTGACAAGACCTTCATCCAATGATATAATTTGACAATAGTTTTCTATAAAATGAACGGGTTCTTTAGAACACTTCAAGTATTCTTTAAACTCATCTTCAGTGTATTGTTGTTCAATACCTGCTCTCTTGATTAAATTATTACCAAGATATCCTTCATTTGTGGGTTTAACCATTAATCTTTCTTATTCTCTTTCTTTAGGAACTTCTGTAACTCTGATGTTGAACCAACATAAAGATGGTTATGTTGAGTCTTCACTCCTTCATTCTCATTGTTTAAATCTTTCATCTTTTTCTGCAAGTCTAATAACTTTTCTGCAGTATCCCCAACGGTCTTTATAAGTTGTCCTGCGACCTCGTAAGCACGTGGGTGTTCCGTTTCTTTGCATAAGTCAAGTATTCCATCGATTGCATCCTGACCCCTTTCTACGAGGCTGTAGAGGGTCTCACGACCATACTTATAGTCGTTCTCCATGCTCTCAACTCTTTGAGGGACTTTAACTACTTGGGTTTCTTGTTTTATTTCTTTAGAAATGTTTAGAACATCATCTAATTGGTCTTCAATTTTTGCCATATATTAACTCGCATCGGTGACTTTATCTTCTGCAAATGTAGAATTAGTACCGTCATCATAAAATGTAACTGTCTCTGCAACAACAAATGAATCACTTGGGTCTACAGAACCAACAAATTTAAGTGTAGTGTTAGCATCAATAGTGACTGCAGAACTTAATGTTACACTAAGGTTATCTGAACCAATATTAGAGACCGTTGGGTTGGTTGATAAATTTGTTCCAAACACTTCATCTCCCACACTTATCTTACTATTTATTGTAGTTGGGAAGGTCACATTAGTACTATTAGACACTGCATTTGCAACCTCTCCAAATGCAGGTTCATAGTGTTTAACCTCTTTAACAAGACCTGATGCATCTATTTGTGAAGTTGTAAATCCACCTGCATCTATATTGACATAGTCTCTTTCAATAACACTCTTAATAACTTCTCCCGTATACACAGGGCCAAAGAAGTAAACTTTCATTGTAAAGTCTAAAGTGTATTCTACTATTCTATTGTCTTCAAAACTGCCTTCATATGTGTCTTCCATTGATACACTGTTAAGTGTTATAGGAACATCTCTCTTTTCACTCATTGAGTCAATCATATTCATAGTCACAGTATACTCGGGTTGAAAATATGGAACAATTTGTTCTACGATTTGGATTGCATCATTAACTTGATTTGCAAGAATACCTAGTGTAAATCCTATATTATAGGGTGCTGGTGCATATTGAAATCCTCTTTTACCAGTATCACTAGTTTCTAGTAAATTCTTTTGTGTTCTTATAAGTTTGTTTTGTTGTCTAGTTGCATCATATTCAAACGAGTTCATCTCAAATGCCATTCTTGGAAGACTTACTTGACTTCTATTTCCATCATTTAAATCGGGTTCTTGATTTAATCGTGACAACCACTTTGCATTAGGGCCATATGCAATAGGAACTAAACTTTTAGCAAGTACTGTTCCGTCTGCCTTTCTTTTTACTACAGATATGTTATTGAATAGTGTTCCAAAAATTGATACACTTCTTTTAATTGTTTCATGATAAAAATGAGTCCCAAACATTATGTGACCTCACCGAATGGGTTTGTCTCTGAGAAGTCTAAGTACCCATCTGCTTTATCTTCGAAGTCTTTGTTTTGTGCTTGACCATCATTCTCCATTGTCATTACATCTGTAATTGCATTAATGGTACGAGATGTTCCTGAAGTAGAACCTACAATAGTGTCACCAACTGCAAGTGTTGAAGTGTTGTGTACAAGATTTAGTTTCTCTGTTGCACCTGACCATGCAGATACTTCTCCAACTACAGTACCATTAAGTGTCACTGGTTCATTTATAGTGTAAGAACCTGACCCACTATTCATAGTTAAGTCTAATGCATAGGCATTTTGATTTTCTATAACATCAATAATACCAACATCAGTATCGAAATCTTCTCCACTGTATTCAAAGAGTTCACACTGCATTTTGAACACAAATAGTTTTCCAACTTGATAGAATGGATTCTCATGTTCTACAAATTTAATTTCAAACATTGAACCACTAAGAGGGAAGTAGATTAGGTCTCCTTCATTAGGTCTTAGAGATGTTGCAAGATTAGAGTCTAGTGATATGAATCGTTCCCATGTTCTCAATGCAATTACAAAGGTTGCTTGGTCTTTTACTTGAACACCAAACTTACTGAATAGGTCTCCCTCTCCTTCAAATCCTTCTGTATTTTCTAAATACATTTCTACTGAATATGCATCACCAAATGTAGATTGCACATCTTCATTGAGAATGGTGTCTTCTTCTACGACCTCTCTTGGTAAGTAAAATGTTTCATGGCCATAGAAACGCATAGACTCAACAACTAAATCTTCATAAAGATGTTGTTCAGTTCCTACTGCATGGTTAAAAAATACGTTTGTTGGCATTCAGCTTATCCCATCATATCAAGAACTGGCATTTCATAGTTCAGTCTTGACTCTTCTTCTAATCTTAAAATTTCTTCTTTTGCTTCGTCTTTCATTTGTTGTCCATCAAGTGTCACTCCGCCTGGCAGTGCAATTCCTGAGAACTTAGAAAGGTTTTCTCCCCATTGATACTTAACAAGTGCAGTTGCATACTTCTTTAACCACATGTCATCATAGATATCAGTCATGTCATTAGGGTCTACCTTTCTGTAGCATTCTATAACAATAAACTCTCCTGCAACTAATTTGTTTGCATTATAGTCAATGTAAAGTCTATTAGAATGCATATTATACCTTAACGGTATCTGACCCACTAAGATATCATTCAAAAGAGATAAGTGTGATTGTACTTGTGAATAGTAAAGAACACTTGTAGATGTTAAATCCCACAAGTCATTAAGTCTTAACTGATACTGAACATCAAACATATTAGAAGTTGTTCCACTTGAGAAAGGGAATATTTGTATAACACTTAACACATGTTCGGGTAGTGTTATATAGTTTTGTCCTTCACCATATGTTTGGTTTGAAATTGCTTGAGTTCCAGTGGTTGCTGCATTGTGAGTTTCATTTGTCTTAAACGAATCAATCTCTTCTTGTGTGATTTGATGTTTTAGATAACACTTGATTGAACCCTCATAGTGAAATTCACGAAAGTATTGTAGAGCTTCATCCATTCTGTCATCAAACTGGTCATCATCCACATTGATTTCTAAGACTGGCGCACCCAGTTTTCTTTTGATATACTCTTTGAATGTTGCTTTCGAGTTTGGTTTTGACATGATTGTATTCCAGTATTAAATCTATAATACTATTTATACGAATTTTAAGTCTATTCTTGGAAGTAAGTCTTAGATTGTAGACGGTCTATCTTTTCGTCTATCCTTGTCATAGTAGCCATAATTCTTTCAAAGTCTATTTCTATTTGTTCTCTAGTGACATATTCTTTGGCCATCTCTTCTCTTGTCTTGTTAACAAGTATGTCTATTCTCTTTTGTTCAGATAAAAGATTTCTTATGAGAAAACCTAGTGGTGCTAACACGAATGTTATCATAAGATTCCATAATAGATGAGTGTCGATTACTATTTCCATATCCTTATTTAGGATAATCAACTCATTATGGGGTTTCCATTTTGGTCTAAATCAAAGACAAATTCATTTGGATTATAGTTATTAATATCACCAAAGTTTGCATTGTCTTCAGTATAGTTCATATTTATGTTAAATGATATTGAGTATCTTTCTTTATCAGTTTGATTTGGTTCAACCATATGTACTGCACCGCTTGGAAATAGAACAAGTTCTCCACTAGTAGGTGTGAACCTCCAGTTATTATTAGTTCTTTGACTTGGAGGAAATTCAGAAAGAACCTTTTCACTACCATCAATCATAACTAAGTCCCCTTCATCACCATCTGCCTTTATATAAAAAACACCACTATACCAACAACCAGCATGACTATGTGGCATATTCCATGCACCTTTATCATTAATATTTGCCCAAGAGTTTCCTATAGACACTTTAGCAGTATTTGGGTTCAATCCATTAAAGGGTAGTACTTCATCATTAAAGGTGTGTACAATTTCATTCATTAGTTTTTGAAATATAGGAGATGATTCACACCCATCATTTGATTGCCATCCCGTATATTGATTTGATATCTGTCTACCTTTTGGGTCGTTTCTTCTCATACTATCGATTTCTGTTTGTAGTAATACTAAATAATCTTTTGAGAACCCTCTAGTCTCACCAGCATTTAACATATTTCTATGAAAAATATATGTTGGAAACATTAATCTAACTGCCATCATTATCTCCTATAGGTAATTCTAATTGTATTTCGGGTGAGTCTTCACTGACATGATAAGGACACTCGGGTGGTGGTGACTCTTCATTAAAGTATTTTTGTTTAGGATTCCAATATTTCATCTTCTTATAAGGCCCTACAGTTTTTGCAGAGACACTTCTATTATCTTCAACACCCAAAATTCTGAATGCTTCTGGCATTCCTATTGTTTCCCTTTCTGTTGTTAGACGAGATGAACTTAACATTTCAGATTTTGTAGTCTTAAGTGCATATGTCCCAACCCATTCTTCTCTCTTAAAGGGGATAATTTGACAAAGAGGTGTTCCTTTAAGAATGGTGAAATTATGGTCAACCTTTGGGTAAAAAATGATTTGTGCATTATCTACACCATTGTTGAATTTATCGGTATCAATTACACCTTGCCATGTAGAAAAGTATTTATTCTGATGCAGAAATGGGTCTAAGTAAAATGTAGAATATCCTTCGGGTGTTGTAATGCACCATGGGTTTCTCATTTTAAATGCATCTTTAACTGGAGGGTTTTCTGACTTGTCCATATATGAAAATCCATCCATAAGTTGAGTATGTGGATGAGAAGAAGAGGATGTACCCTTTAACCAGTTTCCTGCATCTAAGTCTCTAACAGATGCCCAACCAATACCTTCTTCATCTTTATGAGAAATTCCTTGTATGACTTCCATATCTCTATTTGCACATAAGTACCAACCCATCTTTAACCAATCATCCATTGCAGGACATGCTCTTATAGTTTGTTGTTTGACCCCATTTACAACTTCTGCAACCTTTGATTTTTTCCACCAATCGGGAACTAAATCTTTTGCAAGTATGGGTTTAAAATCTTTTATTGTTGTAGGATTATATGTATGAAAGTCTATCGTTGGCATCGTAAAACTCCTCCTTATCTACAAGTCTGACTTCATCACCACGAACAACAACAGACTTTCTATCTACATATCTTGCCTTTGCTGTTGGTGCATCTGCACCATGTGGTATTCTACCATCAAACATAATTAATCTATTTGGTTTAAACTTAACTGATGCAAACTCTTTGTTGTTGTCTCTTGCATGTATTCCGTGTTCTGTTGTTGAATAAAATCTTAAATCACCACCCCAAGCATCTTCCCAAAATTTATTTGTATAGTATAAGAATGACATGTTCCACTCATCTTCGGGTGAACAGTCTTGGTGACAAGTTCCATGTAATCCTTGTGTTTGTGAATTTAATCCCATGTATTGAAATCTCTCCCACTTGAATCCAAATTCTGTTTGCAATTTTCTATTAAGGTATCTAGGAAAGTACGTGTATTTATCCTCTATGTCGTCTACAGACATAGGTCTTTTATCTTTGTCATAACCACTAAGTATGGCTCCTCCCCAAAATTGATGATGAGGTAATCCTGTTGGACTATCTCCTCTTACTTCATTCCCTTTAGACCAAAAATTTGCACGTGATATTTGTGTATCGTAAAAATGATGGAGTGAAGATGGCAACCAATTATCTAAAACATAGATATTCTTTAAAGGAAGTGTTTCAACTCTAAAGGGTTTATCTATGAAGATAACTTCGGGGGTTGAGTTCATTATCTAGGAGCATCAACTGGAGTTTGAGCTCTAGGAATATAACTCATATATTCTTCTAAGTCTTTTAAATGGTCTTCTCTTGTAGATTGAATATCCATTTGTACTTGTTCTGATACAGATGCTATTGCATCACAAAACTCTAATACACTTCTTGCATTGCTTCTTTGTGGGTGGTTAGACCCCTCTCTTCCTGCAATGAGGACTTCTGTTAAATTATCAAA